TCGCGTGACCCTAAGTCTGACCGGAAACGAAAGCTCTTCTGCCTCGTTCCGCTTCGCCGGTTTACCAGTCCCGTGTCGCGCGCGTCGTTCAATTGCGATGCGGTCCGCGCGACCCGTCCTGTCGGACAAAGGGGTCATTATGCTTAGGTGACCCGGCCTGTGCCTTTATTAAGACAGCCGATTATCGGCCTTTTTCGCGTAAAAGAAAAGTCCTTTCGAGTTTTCCCCTGTTAAAATTTTCTTTTATTTTACATAGGGTTAGACGCTGATTGGCTCGGATTTTACGGAAAAATTCAGAGAAACCGCTTTTTAATGTTCTCTTTTAGGGCGACCCCGGAAGCCTTCGCAAAAACGAGCTTCGCGCTCTAAGTCGAAATGGAGAACTACCCAATGGCTAAAAGTGATAACAAGAACGCGCGTCCGGCAGACACGAACGCGAATAACGAGGAAGGCAAAAACCTTCCCGCCACCGCAAAGGCGAACGAACTAGTTGGGCAGACGATGTCCAGCGAAATGGAAAGCGCTTTTGGGGACATGGCCGACCTCGGCAGTGGCCTTGAGAATGTTACTTCGAAAGACATTCTCATTCCTCGCCTCACGATCCTTCAAGCCCTCTCGCCTCAGCTGGACCCCAATGCGCCGGAATACGATGAAGACGCGCGCGCTGGCAACATCTATGACGTTGGGTTGCAGGAAATTCTCGGCAACAGCGTCGAAATCATCCCGGTCCACTACGTCAAGCAGTGGCTGGAATGGGCGCCACGCGCGTCCGGCAAGGGTCTCATTCGCATTCACGATACGGATGATATCCTCGCGGAGACGACGCCTGACGAACGCAAGCGGCCGGTTACGAAGGACGGCAATTACATTGCCGAGACGGCGCAATTTTTTGTGCTCAATTTGAGCAGCAATCCGAAGCTGCGCAAGTCCTTCATCCCGATGGCATCGACCCAACTCAAGAAGGCCAAGCGTCTTCTGACGTTGGCGACTGGCGAACGTCTCGTCAATCGCCTTGGCGTCGAATATGTGCCGCCGCTCTTCTATCGCACCTACACCCTCGGCACCGTCCCGGAAAGCAACGCGGAAGGTCGCTGGGTTGGCTGGACGATTGAACGCGGTCCCGCTATCGATCAGCTTCCGAACTGGGAGAAGATCGTCATGGAAATTCGCAATTTCCGTGAGGCTCTGACGAAAGGCGATATCAAGGCTGACATCGCCTCGATGCAGAACGAAGCCGGCACCAGTGGCGGCGGCCACGACGAAAACGGACGCATGTAACAATGGCGTCCTTCATGGACGAAATGGAGAAGGAAGGCGGCGCACAGTCGCCTTCCACCATCCAGCCAAAGCTGTCCACTTTGGCAGAGAAGTATCTGAACTTGGAGGCAGACATTGCGGCCCTTTCAGAAGCGCTCAAGGCGAAGAATGGCGAACTTCATTTCCTTCGTTCACAAACGCTTCCCGACGCGATGGCAGAGGCTCAGCTTACCTCCTTCTCACTCGATGACGGCACATCGTTCACAGTCGATGATTTTGTGGCCGGGTCCTTCCCGAAGGACGCGGACAAGAAAGTTGTCGCTGTAGACGAATTGAAGAAGGCTGGCGGAGAAGGCATCTTGAAGGGCCAACTCACAGTCAACTTCTCAGTTACTCAGCACAATGAAGGGATGGCGCTCGCGGAGGATATCCGCAAGAAGGGATACGATGTTGTGTACGAAAACACCGTCCACCCTCAGACCCTTCAGGCCTTCGTTCGCGAGAAGCTGCGGACGGGAGGGGAAATTGACTATGAGGCGCTAGGGTGCTTCGTCGGCCGTCTCGCCAAGGGCAAAGCGCCTTCGAAGAAGAAGATGGCATCTAAGTCAGTAGGAAAGGCAGCAGCCGCTTCGAAGGCGGTGAAGGCCGTTCCGAAGAAGAAGGGGAAATGACGTGAGTGAAGATTCACGCTTTCTCTCTGAGCAAGCGATTGCCATCAAGGCAATCATCCAGAAGATCGAAGATCGGTTTGCGGACAACTCGCATGCCGATTTGATCGAAGCGATTATGCATCTGGATAATGCCTATGCCGCAATCAACGTCGTGTCCGATATCTTGATGGAGTAAAAATGTTCACTGTCATTGGCGCGGGCATGGCCGGTCTTCTCGCAGCAGCAATGCTGCGGGAGGAATGCGAATGTATTATTGAGTCCAGCCCAAACTTGCCGAACAATCACAACGCTCTTCTCCGCTTCCGAACTTCTATCGTTGGCGACACTCTTGGGGTCAGCTTTAAGAAGGTCAAAATGATGAAGGCAGTTGTGCCGTTCGTCGGCAACCCGATTGGGGACGCTATCGCCTATTCGCTCAAGACGAACGGGACGGCCTCCCTTCGCTCGTCAATCTCTGCGCATGGCGAACTCGAAGAGCGTTACATCGCCCCAGCGAACCTCATTGAAATGATGGATCGTAAAGCGGCTTGCGAAAAGCAATTCAACAATTTCTTCGATCCAGCCAACTTCTATGGGAAGAAGGTTATCTCAACTATTCCGATGACGATGCTGGCCAATCTTCTCGGATACAAATTTCCTGATAATGTCGCATTTGAAAGCCGATCTGGCGCTGTTATTTCTGCGACCGTCCCGAACGCTGACATTTATGCGACGCTCTACTTTCCTTCGCGCGCAACTGAATATTATCGCGCCTCGATCACTGGCAACAAGTTGATCGTTGAGTTCGCAAATGAACACGTTGGGGCAGGTTGGGATAAGAGAAAGACGGCCAGTTATTGTTATTCAGCGTTGTCTCATTTTGGGTTCAACCCAATGGCGATTGATTTGGAAGACGTTGAGTACAAGCGCCAGCGTTATGCCAAGATACTTCCAATTGATGAGCGCGAGCGCAAGCGTTTCATCATGTGGGCTTCCGACAAGTTCGGTATCTATTCCCTAGGACGTTTCGCCACATGGCGTCCTGGGCTCTTGATGGACGATGTGGTCAACGACGTTCGTGTGATTCAGCAAATTGTATCTAATGGATCATACGATCATCTCAAACGATAAGGATTGAAACGATGGCAAAAGTTTCTCTGATCAGCTACACAGGCATTGGTCACCCGGACCCGATCTATGCCGCGCGACTTCTCGCCTATACGAAGAACACGCGCCTCAACATGTCGCCGGAAGGACTCATTGAGTTCATGAACAAATCTCCTGACCAGATTATGGCGGAGATGGAATACATGGCCGGTAGCATTCCGAGTTCGTGGGAGTTCGTTGACGTCATCTTCTCCGTCAATGGCCTCTCGCGCGCGACGGCCCAGCAAATGACCCGTTCCCGTCATGCTTCCTTCGCCATGCAGTCTCAGCGCGTCACAAATATGAGCGATGTTAATTGGGATCGACATGCAGGAGAACTTCAAAACGAGTTCGATGCCAGAATGCGTATGAACATTGACCATTACTCTCAGATGGTCGAAGCTGGCATGTCTCTTGAAGATGCGCGCGACCTTCTCCCGATTGGCGTTCACTGCAATCTTGTCGCCAAGTACAATCTGCGGACGCTCGTGGAACTCTCGCGCGCGCGGGACAGCCTTCGTGTTCAACACCCCTATCACGACATTGTCGTCCAGATGCGGGAGCGGACGCTGGCAGTTTGGCCTTGGGCGATGACGTTCTTCGAACCGCCACAAGCGAAGGCAATCCGAATGATTGAGGCCGTCGCGCTCGCCTTGAAGGAGAAGGATGGCGCCATGTACCAAGGTCACTCCGGTGCCCTCGCGAAGGCGGCAGACCTTCTGAAGAAGTAGCAAGAGGTTCGTTCTGGGAGCCATCGCCCAGAGCGGATGGAACCGACCCCAGGGTGCCAAAACCCCCAAGCCCCACTCTGGGGTCGGAACCTAACAGAGAGAAAGCCAATGCTTAAGAAGGCCAAGAGCTATATCGTGATCGATCTGGACGGAACGATTGCCGATATATCGCACCGTGTTCACCTAGCCCAAGCGCGGCTCTGGGATGACTTCAATGCGCTCGCCTCCGAAGACGCTCTTTGGGGTAGCACTATGAACATCATTCCGTTTCTCGCCAAGACATATTCATGCATCATCGTAACCGGCCGCGATGAGAAATGGCGAGTGCAAACGGAGAAATGGCTAGAAGACAACGGCATCGCTCGTTACTTCAATGCCGTCCTTATGCGGCCGTCCGGCAATTTCGATCATGACTACAAAGTGAAAATCGAATTGCTGGAAGAGCACTTCAGCGGAAAGGACGGGGTGTTGGAAAACGTCCTGTTGGCACTGGATGACCGGGACGCAGTGGTTGAAGCCTATCGCAATTATGGGTTGGAATGCTGGCAGGTCCGGCAGGGAGACTACTAAATGAACAAATACGTCCCTAATGAACTTCGCGCGAAGGCCGATCTATACGAAGAGCGCAACAAACTTTATGGCGACAACTACAAGAAGTTTGGCGCCGTCATGATGGCTATGTTCGGTAACAACATAGTTGCCCTTCAAAACGAAAATGATCATTGTCGGTTCGGCATTTTTGTTCAGATCGTCGCGAAGGTGACGCGATATGCAGAGAATTTCGACCGTGGCGGGCACAATGATAGTCTTGATGACATCGCAGTCTATTCGATGATGCTCAAGGAACTT